CATATAATACAAACATGACACATCGTTACGCCCTCATAGACACTGCCAACACATTTTTTAGGGCCCGTCACATTGCATCACGCAGTAGTACAGTGGAAGAAAAAGTAGCGATGGCCTTACATCTTACATTGGCTAGCACCAATCAAATTGTAAAACGTTTTAATATTGATCATGCGGTGTTCTGCTTGGAGGGGCGTAGCTTTCGTAAGGACTTGTATGCGCCTTACAAAAGGAATCGTGTAGTAGATACCTTGTCTCAAACAGAGTCTGAGGTTGAAGAAAATAAATTATTTTGGGACACCTACGAAAAATTTACAACTTATCTTAAAGACCGCACAAACTGTAGTGTCCTGCGTGATCCAAACGCTGAGGCTGATGATCTCATAGCAAGATTTGTGGCACTTCATCCAGAAGATGAACATTTTATAATTTCAACAGACAGCGATTTTTATCAATTAATTTCTCCACGAGTAAAGCAATATTCGGGTGTGACTGGTGAACTGATTACTCTTGAAGGATATTTTGATGACAAGGGTCGTCCAGTAAAAGACAAGAAAACTAAAGAACCCAAGTTACTAGAGGATCCTCAATATTTGCTGTTCAAGAAGACCATGCGCGGTGATACATCAGACAATATATTTTCTGCTTTTCCCGGGATACGTGAAAAAGGTAGTCAAACAAAAGCTGGATTGATTGAAGCATACGCTGATAGAAATAAACAGGGCTACCACTGGAACTCTGTGATGTTGACACGCTGGCTGGATCACGAGGGTGTTGAACATCGTGTGCGTGACGATTATGAACGCAATCGAACCCTTATAGACTTGACAGCACAGCCCGATGATGTTAAACTGTCAGTAGATACAAACATTCGTGAAGGTGTTCGCAGAACTACTATCCCTCAAGTTGGGATTCACTTGATGAAGTTTGCCTCAAAATTTTCATTGAATAAAATTGCAGATAACGCAGAGACATACGCAAAGTGGCTCAACAGTCCTTATGTAGGTGTATTGAAATAATGGCTAAGTTTCGTTGGAAAACACTACGACATGATGAACCAGACTTCATGCTAACTGATGAAAGAGGTGTCATGGGCATACCTCGGGCTAGTTTTGAATTTAGTCCCATGTGTCCTGAAAATTATAAGCAAGTTATACATGAATGCATTCGCAACGGATGGTTGAAATCAGTTGCACATATGAAAGAATCCGAATGGATATGGGAAAAATTAGGAGAATAAATGGCACAACATAGCAAATACTGGAGTTGCAGTCCTTTTGCAGATTGGATCCGCGGAACTAAAAAACTCAGTGCGGGTACAAGTGAAGAATGGGATGACTGGACAACTCGGGCTCAAATGAAACATAATTTTCGCTACTGGTTAGCTGAGGAAGCACTTGGTAATATCCAAGATTTTGTAACATGGCCTATAAGGACTCTTTATGATATCAAATACTACATTAACAACCGTTGGGTTACTCGTACTAATAGTCTTACCGCTCATCCCCGGGATATTAAGCCGGGTCAATGGCAGGACGTGGGGAACCGCTTTTTGCCTTGCTTATTCAATGAGTTGGTGGATTTTGTTGAGATAGAAACTGCATGGAGCCACATTGCTTGGGGTAGTAAAGAAGATCGTGCTAAATATAATCCTCCATTCTATGCTACAGGTTGGTTCCGTTGGAGAACATGGCGTTGCCCTCAAGCCGGACTAGATCATCTTGATTGGGCAATGACACTTACTAATGTAGAATGGTTAGGCGAAGATAAAAAAGGTGAGGCAGTACCAACTAGTCAGGCATTAGCAGCAAAAGAAATCAAAGAACTTTATATATGGTGGACTACAGTGTATCAGAATCGTCCAGATCCACATGATGCAAGTGGTTGGAGTGATCATTGTGAAGCTATGGATTTGAAATATCCCGGCAGTTTCTTTTCTAGTTTAAACCGTAAAGATCCAGAAGATAAAAAAGCCAGTGATAAAGCGCATAAACTTCTGGATAAGATTGAAAAAGCCTACGAAAAAGAAGATACTGAAATGCTGATTCGTTTAATTAAAGCCAGAAATAGTTTGTGGACTTGATATGAAAAAGATTTATTATGAAAAAATAGGACGTAGGTACGTTCCTATTAGTGAATACGATAATGAATACTTAGACAGTTTCTCAAAAGGTACTCATTTGGTTATGTGTTTTCCCGGTGGCCAAAGTCGTAGATACAATATTGACCCTAACTATGCCGCTATGATTGCTGCAGGAAGAGTAGCTGCGGATGAAATTACTCGTGCTATACACATGGCTAGTGAACTTAAACCGCAATCAACTCCCATCACTATAGGTCAGCGTAAGGCTTGGAATAAATTAGCTAAAGAGTTTGGTACTGAACGATTTGCTTTGCAGCATGGTAGTGCTAGAGATTTAGCAGAAGCCGGGGTGAATGCTATGATGATAGAAGCAGATAAATTAATGACTAACCCTGCGGTGAGAAAAGCCTACGAACAGTTTTTGTTGGTTGCTGAACTAACAAAAGAATGATCATGCGTAAGTATATCACTAACAAATTCAATAGTGTATTTCTTCCCTATGAAGAAGGTATGATTGAATGGCTTAATGAGAATTATCCACATAGCAAATATGTTGTGGTAGAGGTTATATGACTGAACGACAACTAATTGGGTATATTGAGCGTGAAGAAGGGTTTTATCACTTGCATGAACCACTAAAAGGTAGTATAGTTACACAAGCATTTATACTTTGTAAGTATTGTAATGGTGCTATCTATCATTGTATGGGACCAAAATATGATGCAGTATGCTTAACTTGTTATGAGAAAGATCCGGACCTCAGATGAACGAACGAATTAAAGAAATTGCCATTAAGGCTGGACTAATTGCACCATGTGGAAGTGATCGTGAAGGGTTGCGGGATTTTGATTATAGAATGTTCGCCAAGTTGATTATAACAGAATGCATTGACTGGTGTAATGCTCATGCACGGGACGATGGTACTGCACAACGAATCGCAGAAGATATTAAAAAAGATTTCGGAGTTGAAGAATGAGAAAAGATTGGGACACACAAGAACAATCGGATTTGTTTGACGAGTTTCTCGCCGACACATCGGATTCAAGGTCACATAGCGTAATGACAGGTGCTTATGGTTACGCTGAACTAGAATGGGAAGCATTTCAGTATGGATGGAATGCTGCAAAGGTATGTTTTGGAGTTAAAGAATGAACGAACGAATTAAAGAACTTGCTATCGAGGCTGGATACCAACCCTTGCCTGGATTTGACTTTGCTAATAGTTTGGAAGAAACTTATTTGAAAAAGTTCGCCCAGTTGATTATTCGGGAATGTGCTGAAGTTTGTTATGACCATAGCAATGCTGCTGGTGGGGTTGATACTCATTTTGGATACGGGTATAAAGATTGCGGAGATGACATTAAACGAAATTTTGGAGTTGAACTATGAGCAAGCGCATTGGACCCATCACCCTAGACGGTGAAACAGCAGATCGTATCACCCTGTTGAACTTGAAAGAATATCGCAGTTATCTCAAAAAAGAGCTGGCCGAATGGCGTAAGAACCCCCGCACAGAAGATAACCCGTGGGGTCCGTGGATGAACCCAGAAGATGTCACGGGCAATATACAGGCCATTTCAGCCCTTGACCTAATCATCAAGCACTTTGGAGTTAAAGAATGAGTTTTATTTTAGGATTCATTGCAGGTTACATAGTAGCAGCTATCATATATGCATACCGTTCAAATGAAGATTCAAGGACAACGACAGAATGAATGAAGAATACTACGACTATCTGAATGACCTGAGAGAATCAGGGGCGGTGGCTTTTGTTTGATAAACTTGCCGTTAAGATTAAACAACATTTCGGAGTTGAAGAATGAACGAACGAATTAAAGAAATAATGTTTCAGTCTGGATTGGGCTATATGAGCAGTGCCCATCCAATTCTTGTAGAAAAGTTCGCCGAGTTAATTGTGCGGGAATGTGCTGACATGGCAGAATCTTTCCATCGCCATCAATATGATATGACTGGCAATTTAGAATTACATGAATTTATAAGAGAACATTTCGGAGTTGAAGAATGACACCAGCACAAATTAAAAAAAGATTTGATACGATTCAGAAAAATAAAAAAAAGTGGGATGCATCACTGACAGTATTACAAGAATTATGCCCGCATACTAACGCAACACATAAAAACAAGGCTAATACTGGTAATTACAGTCCGTCTGACGATTCGTATTGGACTGATCATACGTGTCCGGACTGTGGCAAAATGTGGTGTACCGATCAAGACTGGGACAGAAAATGAAC